GGGCCACCAGCATAGCCAGGGGTGCCAGTCATTTTGTAAGCTTTTTTGAAACCGAGCTCACCGCCGTCTTGTTTTTTAGTTGCCATTATTGTCCTTCAGTGGGTTGTTGTGGTTGCTGCTGTTGTTGTGCTTCTTGTTGTTGGGCTTGTGCTTGTTGGGCTACTTGCTGTGCTTGTTGCTCAAAAGCCTGTTGCTCAATCGCCAAACCATGCTGTCTAATATCTGAATCGGCTGCTTGAATTGCTTCAACGGCGGACATATCTTGCTCGTGCTCTAGCTGGGACTGTTGCTGGCTAAGCTGAGCGCCTGCTTGAATCATTGCGACGCGCTCTCTAGCAGAGTTGTTGATATTTGCCATTGCAATGTCTGTAGCATTGCGTTGATTATCGATATTGGTTTGGGTTTGGTACTTAGCTTGTAATTCTTGAACTTTTTGTTGCAATTCTGCCACTTTGAGCTGATACTCTTGCTGAGCTTTTTGTAAATCAGCTTGCATACGTGTTTGAAACTCTTGCGTTTTGCGTTGTGTCTCAGCCATTTGTGTTTTGAGCAATACTTGAGCTGTTGGATCAGACATCATTGCGCTTTGTTGCTGAGATTGCTGTGCTTGGGAAACTTTTTGTGCTAACGCTTGAATTTGCTGGATATATGGTGCCAGATTTTGTTTAGCATCCAAGTCAACCATGCGAGAGGCCAATGCCAACGCTTGTTGTGACTCAATATCGATGGTTTTTTCTTTATGCAGATCCAACGAATCTTTTCCACCGGCTGCTTGAGCTACATAACCACGCATAGATTGCAAATAATGCAGCGTTAAGTGTTGTTTAATGTGCTCGAGGGCATGAGGAGCAAACGCAGGCCCAATAACTGGGTTGCCACCATAGGCTGGGTTGTTTGCATACTCTAAGTGAACCTTAATATGCGCAATATGGTCCTGATCTGGGAACGCAGCAGCTGGTTGGCCCATGGTCATAGAGACGTTTTCTAGCGCTGGGTTAGATTCGTTAACGCCCATTGGGTTTGGTAATACCTCTTCGATAGCCGGAACCTTCAATTGGCCTAAAATACGACGATAAACGTTGCGTATGTTAAACATTCCAGGGGGCGCAGAGGTTGCCATCTGCAATAATGCTTGATTTTGTGCAAGACGTTGTGTTTCTGAGAAAATATTTGGATCAGAAACAGGGCGAACGTCGTTGTTGTATGCAAAATCACGAACTTCAATCTCTTCGCCGGACTGATTGTCCATATCGGCCAAGTACCAGTGGTTGATACGTGAGATAATTGCCAAAGATTTGGCTTGGCTACGATGTAAACGAGCGTGAATGCTTGAAAATACTTTAGCGCCTTGTTCAATCAGCGCTTGAGTTGTCCCAACAGGCATGTTATTGTTTGCTTCGCCAATCTTTTCTTCGGCAGTTGTAACAACACCCTTCGCTGCATCTGTCAACCAGCCTAAAAGCTGGAACAATACGCTTGATGGAGCATTAAACGGCATTGGCATTGCGATTTTACGTACATCGTCAACACCAGGAGCTCCTTCAATCTCAATTACTTGGGTTGGTTCGATTCGGTCTGACTGCCCACCAATTCGTCCACCTTTGAGTTTAAGCATTGTTTGGCTGTTGTTGATATGAGCAGCATCAAGAAGAGCACGCAAAGACCCGGTAAGAGCAGCAGAAAGGCCGCCAATAAGATGAGGCAATCCGATAGCGTAAGCTCCACGCCAAGGAATGAATTTGAACTCAACGTACCAATCCATTTTTTCAAGTTTTTCATCGCCGGCTTCCCAGTTACGGTAAAGTGCTAGGACTTTACTGGTAGTTTCATCAATTGTAAGAATGTATGGGGCGCGACGACCTTTTGTTTCTGGGTCTTCTTCTAAACGTAAGAAACAAGTAATCTCATAAATACGGCGTAAACCATCAATGTTCTTGGATGGGTTTTCTTTGCCTTCAATCTTGTTGTTTGCTTCTTCAGATCTTGTCTGATCGTTTAGTGGAGCATCAGATGAATACTGTGAATCAATGTCCACATATATTCCTTGCTCAACACGCTGCAAGAAAATGTCTTCGGTAATGTCTTGTTGCTCAGTTACACGTGGGGATGTGTAGAAATTTGTACTGGCGTATGGGAGAATGATGTTGTCAATTGGAACCCACTCGCAAGTTGGGCGCATTTGTTCTGGCTCAAAACGCCATTTGAGGAACTGTGATCCACCTAAAGGCAACTGAGTAAGCAATTGCTCCATCTCATCACGGTACTCTGGGATCTGTTCTGTCAACTGCCAGTTCATAAAGTTTACTTTACGTTCTGCAGTTTGTTCACGAATCTTATCTGCTACACCTTTGATGTTTGACTTAACAATTCCATCTGGTGGCAAGATTTCTTTTGCTGCGCTGGCCGCAAAGTCAACGCATGACTCTGCCATGACGGGGTGAACTACTTTAGACGCGCCGTCAAATGTTGCTCCACCAGGAGCATCTTTACCTAAACCAGTGCGGCGAAGTCCTTCTTCGTACTGTTTGTCACGTTGCTTGCGAGATTCTTTGTCAACGTCGATTAAATCTAAGTATTCGTTGGCCAGTTTGCTTAGGACATCGTCACTAAATTCTTCTGCCAAGTTGGAGTAAAACTCAGGATTCTTACGTGGTCCGTGTTTTTCTTGGAAATTAACCACAACAGAACCATCATCTAGCTCAATTACTTCTTGCTCTACTTCGTCCGAATCTAAATCGAACAATTCTTCGTAGGCTTGCATTTCTGCATCTTGCTGCTCCAATTCGTGAATATTTTCCTGATGGTCTAAACCAGGTAAATTATTGCCGGATTGGATTGGTAACTGGGGATTTGCCATAATTTTTTCTGTGGGTATATGTTCCTATTCATACTAATGCAATAAATAGGTGTAATCCGCCCTATTGGGCGTATGGGTTACTAAATTTTTTCTTAAAATCATCGTCAGCATAGTCATAATCGCGGGCTGGCAGATAATCAAGCTGGATCCAACCCGAATCCCGTAGTACCCGAAGTGCCTGAGAAAGGGAGTCAACGTAGTCATCATGCCCTCCAGCTTCTGGAAACGAGCATACCTGACGCAAAAACCGCTTAGCCCAGTCAGCAAACTCGCCTTTTATCTTGGAATCTTCCGGAATATATACTTTACCTTTGGCGATTAGGGGCGCGACAATGTTCAAACGCTGCACTTTATCCGCTCTTCCGGGGTTATATCCCCTAACTGGGACACCAGAACCCTGAAGTTCTTGGATCAAAGAAATACCAGCAGACTTATCTTCCATCAAAATCATGTCTGCTTTACGGCCTTTACCAAAATCGTTATCTGCGCCGTACACAACTTCTTTAAAATCATCAATAACTTTACGACGCAGCTCCGGATAAGCAAGGTGCCCATCCCAAGCATCTAACAAAATCAAACAAGTTCCCACGTCGGTGTTCTCAAACACACCCCACACTGTACAAGCCGTTGGGTCGTTCATGGTTTTTTCTGAAGTAGCTGGATCGTATGAGGCAATTACGTATTCCAGAACCGGTGTTGGTTTGTTAGCGGGCCACATACGGAACTGTTTGCGTTTGATAATACCCGCTTGCTCTGGATCAAGGATCTCACCATAAATCTCTTGACGACCAATGTCAGTGCCGTCATAAGTCTCAAGCTGTTTGAAGAATGTTTCAGATAAGTTCTGTCGGTTGTCATACGAGCTGGCGTTAACCATGTACACGTCGCCACCAATTTTTCCTTCGGCTAAATCAACAATCAGTTCTTTTGGCTTGGGGGTTGTGGTGATGATTTGCTGGACCCGCGCAATACGGGGATCACGCAAACGTAACGTGAACTGGACGCCGTCGTAGGCGTCGTCGAGGTATTCGAACGCACACAACTCATCGAACCACGCCCCATGGAACTGTTTACCACGGTACCGTTCTGGTTCGGAGGCGGGGATGCCTTGGATAAGGGAGCCATTGGTGAGGGTGATTTCAAAGAGGGACTTGTTGTAATCGCGGATGAGCGATTTGGGAATGATGTTGAGGAGGCCAGAGTCTCCTTCAAAACAGGTCGCCCGGATGTCGTTAGATGTAGGAGCTGTAACGAGCCAACGAGTGCCATTATAATTCCAAGCGCGGATACCAATCCAATGAGACGCTGTATGAGTTTTACCTGATCCTCGGCCCGCGAGCATGAGGAATGTGTCGTATTCTCCATCATCTGGTTCCTTTTGGTGAGGCAATGCTTGAAGAGCCCACTTGACTTGCCATAGCGCAGAATCTAACTGTTCCTTTGGCCAATGCTGGCGGGCAGCTGCGAACTTCTTTAATTCCAGTTCTTGTTTGGGTGTTAGTGACATGCAATAAATCCTTCGCCTACTAAAAAACTTCCGTCTTTTCCGTCGGTTTTAATATGAACACAAAGTTGAGAACCAATCGGTTCTATGCGTCTAATGAAGCGCCTATCAATTTCTTGCTTGATTGGTTTTAGAATTTGCTCTTCAACCAATTTGTGCTTACACTTAAACGTTAATAAAAAATGATTCCTAGCTGGGTTTTCGGAGATTCTTGTCTTAAGCCCCAGTGATTCTGCCAGGAATTGTACTCGCCTTACTATCTGATAATTTGCTGATGTAAACCTAAATGAATTCTTAACTTTAGAATACTGCCGGTACTTAGCGTGGATGATGCCCCGCAATAATTCCAAGCGCTGTTCTTCTGACCCCATCAAGTAATTGTTTGGGATTGTGTACGGAATGTTTGGCGCCAGATGAGACTCGATGGTTGGGAAGACAAAGAACTCTTTTTCGCCGGTGTTAATTGTGCGGGTTTCTGTCACCTTGTATCCGTGGTCTTTAAATTTCTCATGCACTATTTTAGCATAACCACGAGGTGGCGCCATACGTTTTGTTGAGCGCCGGTTAAAAAACCAAAAGCCAAAGATAAAAGGTGGGACAGGAAGGGTTTGTTCGGGCAGCTTTAAAGGCCAAGCTGTTTTTATGGAATAGGCGTAGATGTGATGTTTGAGCTTTAGGGTTTTGGTTAGCAGCTCTTCTACCTTTAAGTATTTGAGCTTTTGCCTAAATTTTTTAATGCCTTTATGCTCACATTCTTGGACTCGGTATTTTTTATCTTCCAAGGGTAAAGTAAGATGTAAGTCCCCACTAACCGTTAGATGGTCGTTTAGATATACCGTATAGCAATTATCAGAACGGTATTCTTGGATCAGGGTTATTTTTACCAATTTGCCGCTACTATCAAATACATAGTCGCCCACTTCCAGTTGGCTTGCGGTTTTCCAATAATTATGAGTTAAGACTTTTTGGTTTGCTAATATCGCCATAAATGTTTTTTAGGACCCATTGGTCCAGCCAGTGCCCTATCGGCACTCTAATTTTTACTTCTACCGGATACGGCAATTTACGAATATCGAACTTTTCTGACACCAAGATTCGGTAGCGGATAAACGCCCTGATCTCTTTGTCAAAAATTTCTGCCGGTACATCAACCAATTCAAAAGAATGGCTGGTGCAGAGCAATACACGAAAACCACAAAACAATCCCTCAGCATTTTCCAATGCACCTTTGATTTGGTATGCGTATTTACTCATAGTCCAACTAATGCAAAATTCCAGTGAAATCCGCCCTAATCCAATGAAAGTGACAGGGTATCCATAGTATCCACCCTTTATTTATCTTTTTTAAAAA